GTACTTGACACATGGTATCGCGGTGGTTATATTTATACACCATTTAATAGAAAGATCCCCGTCGATGACCGGCGCGCCTTCAACTATCTTATTCAAAGCACCACATCCGATTTGGTGATGGAACGAGCATCCAAAATGGACGCATTTCTACAAGATTATAAATCCTTCATTTCGCATATCGTTCATGACGAAATCGTCATAGACTTGTGCAACGATGAACGAGAAATTGTGCCAGAGATCAAGGAGATCTTCGCCAACAATCAACTTGGGAAGTACTTGGTGAATTTGAATGCAGGCCAAAATTACTTGGATCTAAATGAGCTATCACTATGATGTCAATTGTTGGAATAGGCAATGGCGCCAGCGCTATTGCTACCAAATTTAAGGAACATTCTGAATATAATATTTACTGTTTGAACGACAAGATTAAGAAAAATGGTTCTCGCAATCGTAAGCTGCCAAAGTTTGAAAAGCCGGAAGACTACGAAGAGAACATTCCCAATCTTACAAAGTTTTTTAAAACCTTAGACGACCATGTACAGGTATTTATCATCGGATCTTCGTTTAGTTCAAACTATACCCTCGGCATCTTAGAACAAATCAGAGACAAAAAGGTTGACGTATTCTACATAAAGCCCGATAGCGATCTGTTAGCCGAGATCCCTCGCACCCTTGACAAGATTACCTACGGTGTTCTGCAAGAGTATGCACGCTCTGGACTCCTCCACAGTTTTACTATAATTTCAAATGCGGATGTAGAAAGATCGATGGGAAATACGATTCCCATCAAGAATTTTTATGATTCTTTAAACAAAACAATCGCTTCGGCCATTCACTTTATAAATTACTTCAATCATAACGAGCCAGAGATTGGCAATATCAGCCGCCCCAAGGAAATCAATCGTATTCGCACGATTGGTTTTAGCACCGTGGAAAAACTTCAAGAAAAATGGTTCTTTGAGCTTGACAACCCGCGAGAAATATGTTATTATTTATGTATAAATGAAAAGAAGATGGAGAACGATGGCGGCTTGCATAAGCGTATTGTCGAAAGCCTGAAAAGGAAACGATCAAATGTTTATCTGCGTCACTCATATGCCATCTATGAAACTTATCATGAACAAGACTTTGGGCTTTGCGTTGCCCACACTAACGCTATACAACAAAACACTCTTGACAACTTAGATTAAGAGTGTTATATTACCCATCAT